CCACAAGCTACGGCACACGGGATTACCCTGACTGCTGCGGATACCGTGGTTTTCTTTGGGCCATTGATGAGCGTGGAGCAGTATATCCAGTGCATTGCACGGGCTGACCGCAAGGGGCAGAACTCCGACAAAGTTACTGTTATCCACATCCAAGGCTCGCCAATTGAAAAGAAAATGTTCAAAGCATTGGAGGCTAAGGTAAGTGATAACTCACTTCTTACCCAGATGTTTGAGATAGAAATAAATTCTTGAAAGGAGTTGCAAAACAAAATTTATTGTGTAACATGTCAAACCTTAGACAAACAAAAACAGGAGAAGCACAGTGACTGAAGAACAAGTACCGTTCGATAAGTTGGTGAAGATTTACCGCAAGATGAAGCTGGAGATCGACACCCTGACACAAGAGTACGACACCAAGGTGGAGTTACTCAAAGCGCAACAAGATGAAATCAAGTTCGCTATCAAAGACCAGATGAAGGCACTCGGTGTCTCGTCTGTAAAGAGTCCCTTCGGGACTGTATCCATGATGACGAAGACGCGTTACAACACGCAGGACTGGTCGTCGTTCAAGGAGTTCATCCTTGAGCACGCGGCTGTTGATCTGCTGGAGAAGCGCATCGCTCAAACCAACATGGCGCAGTTCCTTGAAGAGAACCCGGGGGTAGTACCGCCGGGATTGAATTCAAACACTGAGTTTGAAATTCGTATCACCAAACCAACCAAGTGAGTTTTATATGTCAAACCTAACGCTTTTCTCGTCCGCAAACGTACCTGCATTCGCTCGTAACAACGAACTGTCCGACACAGCCAAAGCCCTCACAGGCGGCAGCGTCTCCAACAACAAGCGCATCTCTATCAAAGGCGGCGTGTTCCGTCTTTTAGCTGGTGGCAAGGAAGTTGCAGCAATTGATGACCGCCATCTGGAAGTCGTCATTGTGAAAGCTGCCCCCAAACTCAGCCGCATTTTCTACGCTGCTCAGTACGATGCCGAAAACATTGTTCCCCCTGATTGCTGGAGTAATGATGGCGAACACCCTGATGCTTCCGCGCAAAACAGGCAAGCTGAAACCTGCATGGCCTGCCCACAAAACATTGCAGGGTCTGGTCAAAACAATAGCCGTGCTTGCCGCTTCCAACAGCGCTTGGCCGTTGTGCTGGCCGACAACATTGCTGGGGATGTGATGCAGTTGACCCTGCCTGCCACTTCGGTGTTCGGTAAAGAAGAAGGCGACAAGCGTGCGTTACAAGCTTATGCACGTTACTTGGCAGTGCAGAACCCTCCTGTGAATCCTGAGCAGATCGTCACCGAGATGCGCTTCGATACTAAGGCTGAGTCCCCCAAACTGTTCTTCAAGCCCGTGCGTTGGTTAAATGACGAAGAGAACGAAGTTGCTAAGGAGCAAGCCGCTAGTACTGTTGCACAACGTGCCATCGTCATGACTGTCGCCCAAAGCGATGGCGTGAAGAACAACGCACCGAAGATGTCTATTGGCGGCACACGCCCAATGGGTGACTTGACCAAAGAGGAAGACGCACCTGCGTACGAGCCGATTGCAGATAAAGCTGAGAAAGCCAAAGCCAAAGCCAAGGCCGCACCTGTTGCCGATGCTGAAGACGAACCTGAAGTCCGCAAGGAAGCCGCCAAGGCTCCAGCCGTGCCTGCCAAGAAGGGCAAGCTGGCTGATCTGGTGTCTGAATGGGATGACGAGTAATTGAATCGGGGGGAAAGCGGATGCTGTGCTCTTGGGGGGTTCCCCGCGAGAGGCCAACGACAGTGCAGCGAGTACCCCCACCTTCAGGAGAAACCATGAGCACATTTGGAACAAACCCACACATACTGCACAGGGCAGACAGCGCTGACACAAGCGTAGCAGCCGCATACGAAGTTGACACTACGCGCCTTGAGGGGTTGGTGTACTCCACCATCCACCGCTTCGGTGACCGTGGCTGCATCAGTGACGAGGTGCGTGCGCTTTATCCTGACTACCCTTACTCATCCATCACCGCTCGGTATCGTGCGTTGCTGGACAAAGGTTTTATTGAAGACACCGGCGAACGCCGTCAAGGCAAGTCCGGTAAAAACCAGCGCGTCATGCGCGCTATCTTTAGAGAGAAAGAAGATGGCCTACTCACAAAAAACCATTGACGCAATCATGCGTGCCCCAAAGACTCAAGGCAATCAGCTTGGGCGTTGGGCAGCGCATCTCAACTTTTCAGTTGTGCGTATTGCAAAAGCATTGGGCGTGTCACGGCAGACTGTTTATAACTGGTTTGAAGGCGGTGAGATTTTTGTTGCCTACGAACACCGAGTTGAAACAATGCTCACGTTCTTGAAGAATTCCAAAACAGCAGATGAAGCATGGAGAAAAATATGTCAGCACTACGGCCTCGCACCTTAAGCAATCAAGAACTCATCAAATACTTTGCCATGTATGTGGACGACAACCCTGAAGGTGCGCCACTGGACTGGCAGATTGAACTGCTACGCCGATTTACCGCATTAGCACCAGACAAAGAGTTCCCCCCACGCGACGAAGCACAACGCGACCTGTTCATTTAACCTGAAGGATTCCCATGACTCCGCTTGAGTTTCTAGCGGTTGTTTTGCCGTCTCCTGAAAAAGGGTTGTACTGTACGGCAGAGCTAACTACAAAAAAGAAGGAGCACAATTTTGTTGAACATCTGGAGGATTTACCTGCATCCATAGTCAAGTGGGGCGACAAGAAAAACATTTACTTCGCACTGTCTACGTTTGAAAACTCGGGCAAGCGCACAGCAGAGAACTCACGGTTCATTCGGTCGCTGTTTATTGACATGGACGGTTACGAATCCAAGAAGGCAGCGGCCATGTCGCTCAGCGAGTTCATGGTCAAGACTGGGTTGGACTTGTTGGGTACGCCCTACATCGTGGACTCAGGCGGCGGTTTGCACTGCTACTGGCCGTTCACAAAGGACATACCTGTTACTGAGTGGAAACCGGTTGCTGAGAATTTCAAGCGCTTGTGTAGGCAAGAAAACATGAGTATTGACATGACGGTGACTGCGGACTCTGCCCGAGTACTGCGTTTCCCCGGCACGTTCAACAACAAAGAGAAGTACGCTTCGCCGCGACTGGTGCGCATACTGGCCGAGGGCGACACGTTTGATTTTGAAGACTTGGCCAACCACATTGAAAGTCAGCTCAGGTCGATGCCGATGCTCCCGCGCCAGCAGACCATGCTTGCGTTGCCCGGTCAACGCCCAGACGCACCGCACACACCGACTACGGTCAAGTTGTTTGAGAATAGTGTTACGCTGTTTAAAAACATCTACAAGAAGACCAAAGATGGCGTGGGCTGTGAGCAGCTTCGGCACTACGCTGAGAACGCATCCGATGATGGCATGGAGCCATTGTGGCGTGGATGGCTGAGCATTGCTCAGAAGTGCACCGATGGTGAGAAAGCCGCCATATGGTTGTCAGACCTGCACCCATACCCACATGAGCGCATGCACCAGAAGTTGGCCGAGATCAAAGGGCCGTACCCCTGCGTGAAGTTTGACTCAGAGAACCCCGGCATCTGTGACGGGTGTCAACACCGAGGGAAGGTAACCAATCCCTTGGCGCTCGGGCGTGAGACTGCCGTGGTCACCGCCGAAACAACCATAGAGTTGCCCGCCGCTGAAGGCCAAGACACAAAAACAGTTACGCGTCCCGAAGCCCCCAAGGGCTACGCATATGGTGTGCGTGGTGGCGTGTTCATGGAGAAGGAAGATACTGACGCTACTGGCAACGTGACAAAACGGCAGATCATGTTGCTGCCCTACGACTTGTTTCCTGTGGACATCCTGAACCATAACGGTGAACATCTTGTGCACATGATGGCTGTGCGGGACTACAAGGTGCAGCCCATATCTTTTGCACAGAAGGCCGTGGTCAGCAAAGACGAGACAGTCAAAGCGCTGGCACAGCAGAACGTGATGTCCAGCTTTGGCTCGGGCAACGACAAGAATCTGTACGACTACGTACGGGCTTGCGTAGAGAAGATGAGCAGTGAGAAGAAACCAATTGAAGTGCCCGACAACTGCGGCTGGCAACCCAATGACACTTTTGTGTGGGGCGGCAAGATTTACGCACCCAGCAAAGAAGCCATTGAAGTGCCTATGCCCGGTCTTGAGAACATCACAATGAACTCCAAGCCCACCGGAACGCTGGAGGATTGGCGCAAGTTTATTGAGTTGCTGGTGCGAAGAAAGCTTTGGGATCACTTGGCCGTCATCCTGATCGGCGCTGGCTCACCATTGATGCGCTTCACAGGGCTACACGGTTTGACCATTCACTGTGCCTCGACCGACTCCGGTACTGGCAAGTCGCTGGCGCTTGAAGGTGCTGCATCCATCTGGGGTCATCCGGTTCACTACCGTACTGGTGCTGGCACTTCCGCTGTTGCAATGCAACAGCGACTTGGTTTACTGCACAGCAACCCACTTATCACGGACGAGATCACCAGCAGGAACCGTGAGGGGTTTGAATGGTTTCCTGCGTTCCTGCTTAGTATGACCGAGGGTCGCGGCAAAGAGCGCATGGAGTCTGGTGCAAACAAAGAACGCTTAAACTTGTCTACATGGTCAGCGATGGCGATCATGTCATCAAACACCCACGTCGTGGACAACTTGACTGGCCTTCGCAAGCATGCTGCCGAAGGTGAGCTTCGCCGCGTGATTGAGTACATCATGGACGACAAGTTGGAGTGGGATGCTGATGAGATTGAAATCATCAAGTCTTTGCGCAACAACTACGCAGTGGCAGGCGCTATGCTGGTGCAGTACATGGTTGACAACATCGAGATGGTTGGGACGTTGGTAAAACAAACTGTTCGCCAGATGTACACCGAGTACCGTGCGCCCAACGATGAAAGGTTCTGGATGGCTGGCGTGGGGTGCGCTATAGCTGCTGGTATTTTGATGAACAACGAACACGCTAAGATTGCCGAGTTCCCGCTGGTTGAAGTGATCGAGAGTTTTCGTAAACGTATCAACCACCAGCGCGGTTGTATCAAGGGTAGTTATCGCACAGCCGAGGATGTACTCAACGCATTTGTGCAAGAGTATCAGGGCAAGTTTGTGGTGGTCAAGTATGGCGCTCAAGCTGGCCCACTGGCGCATCTGGGCGATGGTTCGATGGTGGACAGGAACACGACACGAGCCGAAGTCATGGGACGCGTGGAGCACGGTGTCACGATAGGGCATGTAGACTTCTTCATTGAAGAGCGTCTGCTGAAATCATTCTGCTCCAACATGAGCTTTGGCTACGCCAACTTGGTGCGACAGTTGAAAGACATATTCACTGTGTCCTATGTCCAGAAGAAAGACATGATGTCCAAGACCAGTGCACCGCCGATGAGAGTGTCGGCCATA